CTAGATTCTACCAAGATACATTCACTCTAAGCAGTACCGAACAGTACTATTTTGAGCCGCTATTTCTGACAACGTTCCGAGCCTTTTGCTTCTTCTTGTTAGCCTTTCGGGCTAGCAAGTGAGACAGAAAACTGGTAGCTATTTGAGCTACAGCATTAAGGGTATCAGACTTCATTGTTCAGAATTGCCGTCACGTTAGCATTTGATCCGCCTTCGATGAGGAAATCGACAAGTCGATTTACCTCCTCTATGCAGATCGCCGCAGTGATAGCAGTGTTCGATGGGCGAACAATAACCACGTAAGTGGAAATTGTCGCAGGCACCCCGTACGCATCGACCTCAGTTCGATCGAGACGGACAAGATGCCTCTGCTCTAGACTCTTTCCGACCTCATGAGAGACCGTAAGTTTCTTTTCGCTGGGCAAAGTCAGCCCAGCGACAGAAAACTCGGATCGGCCAATGTCCGCCGCACGCAACGCGTAAACAACCGTGTTGGTGTCAACGTCAGTAGCCGTATCCTTTGAAAGAGTCTGTGAAGTAGCTAGAGACATAGTGATGCTCCTCCCTCAAAAGAGGGGAATATGAGTGAAATCAGTAAAATACTGCTACGCAGTCTGATCCCATTCTCAAGTAATGATACGGAAACTAGAAACCGCTAAACACTTGGCTTTTGGCCTCGTATAGCTATGAACCGTCCTCCTTTTCTCTAGAGGAAAGTCATAAGAGTAAATAATCTCTTGGTTTTCATGTTGAAGTATCGTTGCACCTCAGCTTAATTGCAAAGATGCCGTGCTTTATTTCCTAAGCACAGTGGCTAAGCTCACACCGAGCAAAGCCTGATTAAAGGTCGGCATTTTCCAACCAAGACCAGCAAGACTTGCATAGTCCGGGTAGATAGGCACTCTATGAAAGAAAGTTCGTTCATAGACTGCATTATCCGACTTGGGACGCGGGACATAGGTGCCATCATTGGCACGTAACCAGCTCCACTCGATATGCAAAGTTTCCTTGTATTGGAGAAATCCATCAACAAGGACGATCGGCAATTCCAACGCATCAATCTTGAGTCGCTGTAAGAACGTTCCAACGCCGAAGAACCAATCGACGACGAAGGAAAACGGAACAGCTTCCCAAATGATGCGAGGGTTAAGCTCAAAGCCTAAGGAGTCTAAGACTCCTAAGACAGTCGTGTAGGCGGCTCCAAGTTCCGCAGGTAACTGCGGTTTGTAAGCCAGATACGCGGTGCAAGATCTCTTGCACGAAGCTGACCAGCTGACCTGGTGGGAACCACTAGGCCAAGCTAGAGTGCCGGTCGCAGAGGTAGGCAGCCCCGTAGGAATGGAACAGGAGACTTGAATAGTCTTACCTATAGCATTCTTAAAAGCTGCTAGCTTGTTGCGGAAAGTGACTAAACCATTAATCGCATCTCCGATGTCGCCTATAGTAGGACGCCATCCAAATTTGTAATTAAGGTGAGCACCTGCCACATTTTTCGCTAAACTATTTTTCTTCTTCCAAACTTTGACCAAACTAGTGA